ATAAAGCATCCCCCGCAAGTGACGTGGTTGGAGCAACAACGCCTTCTGTTGGGACAGCGCGGCCGAGTATTTGGCCTCCAAGGGCTGAACCTCCGGCGGATAAACCGGCTCGAAGTAACGTCTCCCCGATGCCGCGTCCTTGCGCAACGCTAGACGCGGTTGAGCCAAGAGCCGCGCCAAGAACGGGGCCGACACCGGGAATGAAACTTGCAGCAATCGGAAGCGCCACATCAGCAATCTTGCCGAGAATGTTCTTGTTCACCTTCTCGTTGGCAACGTCGTAAAAATACGTCTGAGGTTCGCCAGTGTCGGTAATCGCCCGTTCACCCGTCTGGATTGTCCAACCAGCTTTATTGCCCAACGTATCGCTTAGGTTCTGACCAATCGCCACAGCTTGACGCGCAGCTTCTGGGCCGACGCCACTGAACAAGACTTGGCCGCTCTTATCGACGATGCGAACATCTTGGTCGGGTTTAACCCGGAAGGTGTTGTCCTGCAAAATGCCAGTGGGATTGCCTTTGTTAGACACCGCCGACGTAATCAACTCGCCGACAGGCATCATAAAACCACGATCAATTCCACGATCAAATGCGGGTGTATCACCAAATGGCATTACATCATTCCTTCTGGCGGAAGTTCGGGCTGCGGCTGCATTTCCTGCATCGGCATTTGTGCTTGCTGGACTGCCCGCGCCATCTGTGCGTTCTGCGCAGCCTGCGCAGCTTGCACTGCCGCACGATCCATCTCGCCTTGCTGGCGCAGGAACTCACGGTCACGCTGCATCAAGGCTTCGATGTTGGCCGTGTTGACTTGTGCACCATACTTGGCTTCAATCTCGGCTGCCTTAATCATAAGATCGGCGTCGAGTTTGTCACGCTCACGGTCGTCCTTGCGCAGCATCTCTTCACGCTGCAACTCAAGTTCGGCTGCCTTCTTCTGGATGTCAGCGCGGATCGCTTCCATCTGCACCTGAGACAACATCTCTTCAGGCGTTGGCTGCGGCGGTGCGGGCGGAGGCGGAGGCGGCATCATGGCCGGGTCGTTGAAGAATACGGTCGGGTCTTTGTAACCGGCAAGCGCCATCATCTGGGCCAGCGTATTGTAGTAGCCCTGCATGTTCACCAACGGAGCGCCCATCTGCATAAGCATCTCTTGCTTGGCAGCGACTTGGCCCAAGAACGCCATCTTCTCTTCGTTGCTGCCAACGCCAAGTGCGACGTTCACGACAACATCCATCGTCGTGTCCCACACACGTGGGTCAATCGGCACGAACTTGTTGTTTAGACGCACCATGCGGGCAGCGTCTTGGTTCTTGGCAATAAGTTGCAGCGACTTCTTGAACAGACCCTTCATACCTGTTTCAGCGAAGATACGGCAAATCAGTTCAATGTGCTGAGCCGCAGCCGAGATTGTGGCCGCAACAGCGGCGCGGGTCGAAGACTGAAGCGCGTTTGCATCCAGACCGGCCGCAGCTTTAGAGATACCCGTGCGGTTCTCACGAATTTCGTCCATATACTGCAACATCGGGAAGGCTTGCTGCCCGACGAACGGAATGGTGAACGGCTGCACCATACCCGGTGCGCGCATACGGACGATACCGCCAACTTCGGTGTTCATCACATCTTCAAGATTGACTTGGCCTTCGACAACGCCCGTGCGTGGGTGGATCGACTGAGCCAAGCTGTCCAACGTGTTACGCAGGATGTTCGACTTGATAAGCTGAATGTCCATCGTCACGTCGGCCACAGACATACCGAAGAATGTGTGCGGCTCTGGATCGGGGCAGAAGTCTACGAACGGAATAAAGTCGCAGGCTTCATAGTGAAGTATCTTATTGGCCGAGCCAGCAACGCAGACGCGGCAAAGTTCGGCAATGCCGTCGCCATCCATGTCAACGTAGACATAGCATTCCATGTAGAGGACTTTGCGCGACGGAATATCCGTCCGGCCTGTGATCTGTACGGTTGCTTGCGGATTACGGTCGAAAGTTTCTTCGTTACCGCCAAAGTCATCTTGCGTTTCGAAGCCAAGGTTTTCGACTTCATCCCACTCGTAGCCCATCTTCATAAGATCGGACACGGTGACATAGCGGCGATGCGCGACAAACTCGGCCGTCTCGATAGAACGCGCACGACGGTCGATAAGAAACTCTTCCGGCGGGACGGACTGGACACGCAAGCGGCCCTTCTCGACCGTGCGGACAACCGTGCATTCATAGGTCGCGGGCTGCGTCTGGCCCATCATGCCCATCGGCGTTTCGGTGATAGTTTCGCCGTAGCTAATCTCTACGTCCTTAACTTCGACGGTAGGGTCGGACTGAAGGACTGAGAAAGCGGCCTCGTCTAGGCCCGTAAAGTAATGGGTCGTAACTTCCTTGTCGGTATCCCACCAAACTTTCATGATCCCGTTCTTGCGGATCAGGGCATCCTTAAACGTCGAGTAGCATTCGACGAACAGGTTGTTATCCCGCGTCAAGCAGTAGTTTACATAGTCGGTCGCTTGCTGCGCATCAGCGACATCTTCCGGGCCATTCGGCGCAAACTCGACGACGTTGTTCGCGGCAAAGAAGACTTTCATGATCGACGGCATCATGGCCTGCACGGTATCGCGCACGTCCATAGAGATAGCCTGTGACCGGCCCTCTTCTTCGTTGCCGAAGGGTTCGCCCTTATAGTACTGGCCAGCAAGCGCACGCTCTGGCGAGATCACATCGTCGATATATTCCTGCGCATCGTCAATTTCAGCGACGATAATGTTCTGAAGTTCTTCTTCAGATACCGGTTCTTCGACCGTTTCCTCTTCCATCTCAGGCTCTTCGATGGAAACTTCCGTCCCATCGGGAAGTTCAAACTCAACTTCCTTGGACATGGCCTCGCTATCGCCGTCTTCGGAGTTGGCGTTGGGAACACCGGTATCCTGATACATACCTTTGTTCTTAGCCATCTCGGCCTTGGTCGGCTTACGGTTATTGCGATATGCCATTCTTATTTCCTGTATCCAGATCGGCCGGGAGCCTTAACTGTGGCGCGGTTCGTGTTTTGGTTATATACATAATCCGAATGGTTTCGGCCACTACGTTTAACAGCGCGGTCAATCGCCCGTTCTTCTGCGGTCATCATACTACGGGCCTGTCCCGCCGCAGTAAGTTTTCCGTCTGGCGTCATGTGGCCCCGGTCGATTAGGATAGATCGGGCTAGTCCTTCATCTCCAACCTGAGCGGTCAAGCGTTGAAGAAGCTGGTTGCGCCCCATGAACGCTTGAGTTTGCATTATTTAATCCTGTAATACTTTTTCTGCTGATTATGCAGTTTTTCGGCATATTCAGTAGCCGCGACGGGAGTTTCAAACTTGCCGAGATGCTGGCCAGTTTTATCGTAAAGAGCAATCGCCTCATCTTGAGACATCAGCTTTCCGTCTGGACTAATCATTGGGACAAGAATTTCTTGGCCGTCTCTTCCAAAGGACATGGAGTGTACTGTCGCAACTTTTCCATCAGGCAATTTAACTTGCGGCCGTGCCAATACATTAATGTTGCCCGTTTCAATTAAGCCTTTCGGTTTACCGACGACAAACAACTCAGGGCTTGCAGGCTTTGACGCCGCCTCCGCCCCTATCATGCCAAGCAGTCCAACCATTACTTGCCCTTCTTAGCCTTGCCAGCCTCAGACAAGGCAATAGCAATAGCTTGTTTACGCGATTTAGCCAAGGGAGCCTTTGCCGGACCCTTGGGATTGACACCAGCGTGCAGTGTACCGCGCTTAAATTCGCCCATCACCTTGGCGATCTTCTTTGCCGCAGCGTCCAGCTTCTTCATTTTGACTTCCCCTTGTTTCTAGCAGAGATGGCTTTGGCTTTCGACTTCGCGTCTGCTTTAGATGACGCACCCCACGCTTGCAGCGATAGCAAGAGCCGGGTTGGTCGGCCTTTCTCATCGCGCTCCGGACCGGGCATGTTGCCCATGCGTGCTAAGAATGATGCCCTCCGTGGGTTATCGCCAGATTTAACCGGAGCCTTCAGATTAGCCCCTTCGGTCTTCTTGAAGTAACTACGCCCCGCTTCGTTGAGGCCGCCCTTCGGGTTCTGATAACGCTTTGCGACCATGCAATCAAACCTATTTCTTTGGCGTATATGCCCCACGCTCACTCAAGTACACAATAGCTCGGTAGAGAATGTTTGTGCTTTCCCGTGCGTGCCCCAAAAGTAAATTACACTTCGAACAAAGTATGCCGCGCACCTCACCCGTGTCATGGTTATGGTCAACGACAACCGATCTCCCCGCCTTATACTCTAACGCGTGGGATATTTCTACCTCACAAATAGGGCAATTAAAATTCTGGTTGGCGATGATGGATTGATACTCGTCAATGCCGATCCCGTATCGCTGCTTCAGGTTATGATCGCGGTGATAGTTCGGCCGGGAGTTTCTATAACGGCGCTGTTCTTCGCGTAGGCAAGTTTTGCACGTTCGTTTGAACGAATAGAAGTTATCACTCGGCTTTTCTTGGCCGCATTTAGGACAAGTCTTTAAATCCAAGGGCAATCTCCCTGTGGATAACTATAGCCTAAAGTTTAGGAAAAAGCAAAAAAGAGGGAGGCGGCGTTCAAAACGGTGGAGTTTATTTCCGTTTAGTCGCTATTACCGGTCCAGCCGCGCACATCCCAGTCTGCCCAATGATGCCCGGCAGGAGAGGGAGAGAGAAACCCACCGGGCATGTTCAATATATCACGTCATTATTTTATGTCAAACAACACCGCGTATATTCCGGCGCAACGCACCCGTCTTGTTGGCCATCGCATAGCCGTGCATAATTGTAGACACATCGGTCGCCAGACATAGGCACAATGCGTCCGCCTTATCCGGCGATGGAAGCCCACGCTTCTTCATGCTTTCCTTACTCTCGACTTGCATCTTACCAGACGAGGTAAAGGTGTAGCGCGGTGACGCCAACTCGGCGAACAACTGCTCATCCTTCGGGATTTTCACGTCACGATTGGAAAGCCACGCTTTACATTTGAACCACAATTCGGCGCGTAGGTTGGCGTAAGTCCCTTTCATCGCTGGACTTTCCGCCACGTTAATACCCCGCGCTGGCATACCCAGTTCGCGCAGACGATCCAGCACACCCGCTCCCAACCCGATGCTATCAACTAATATCTCGACAGGTTGTTCCGACGGAGGCAACGCCTCATACTCGGCCACGACTGCGCCGGTAAGCTGCATCAGGTCCAGACCTTTCCAAGTCTGTATCTCTTCAACAACCGGACCTCGGCGCTTGGCAAGCGCGGAGGCATCGGAACCCATACGGGCAACGTCGAGACCCCACACGCTTCGCGTCGCCTTGGCGATCTTGATCTCGCGG